GCATTGGTGAGCCATCTGCATGATTGCGCCCACTATATGCAGAGATGGCCTCCACATATATGGCGCCACTGATCCCCTCAGCCACCAAGTCTGGGAAGTCTTCAGCCTTTGCATTGGCTCTCAGCCGATCAGTCAGTGGTGCACGGCTACGCCATCCATGGAAACTGGCCGGGATCTTCCTCACAATGAATGTCTGAAGTTTGGGCATGTCTGATGTATACCGCATTTTCTGTTGACGCGTCCAACCCAATGAGGTTCAACCCATGCCAAGATGATGGCTGGTCAAATATATGCAGAAAACTGCAGAGAAACACTTGCACAACATATGCAGTTAGATACATACTGAATGTGGGCGGCAACAACAACCAACACCAACCCCGCCCACTCAGGAGACAACCATGCTGATCGAAACCGCTAACCAGCTCGGCTTTGACACCACTGAGGCCACCATGGATGACCTTGAAATGTTGTGCAGCCTTGCACACTATGGCCAACGCTCTGGATGTGATCTGAGAGATTATGAGTTCTGGTGCTTGGCTGAGGCCAACAAAAGGGACAGCTATTGGATTGAAGTTGTGCAAGCATGGGAAAAAGGCTGCTAATAGCCACACCAGATGAGTTGAGATTATTGACCGGCCGGCTGGCCGGTTTTTCATTGTGTGGAGTCTTCCGAGACGTTGATCGGCAGTGTGGCCAAGGTCAGCCGTGTGGCGTTTTCACTCAAGTCCATTTCTTCTCTGACCACCATGACCAAGCGGTTTTCATAGCCATACCGCGTCAAGGTCAGCCGGCCTCTCACACCGGCTGTGCTCAACTGGATCACATCTCCAGTGGCATATGATCGGAGACCATACACAGTGGCCTCAACATACTCTGGCACAAAGTGGCCCCATCCCTTGAGCCGATCCCGAGTCTCATTGGCTATGTCATCTGCATTGCTCACACCGAGGGTCTGATCAGTGATGTTGTATTCAATGACCTCTCTGGCTGGGAGCGTGGTCACATTGGAGATGTGTGATGAAAAGCCAGCTGAGTGGATGACCTTGACCGTGTGGTAAACCTCTGGCACATCGGCTGGATGCCATGAGATGCTTGGCACTTCAATGAGGTCAGAGTCAGTCAGATCCCCAAACTGCCGAGCCAAGCCAACGGTGTGCAACTCTCTGGCCATTCTCGGCACCAACTGACCCTCTTTGGTGGTGAGCCAGATCCCAGCCGATCCCCAGATGCTCACAATCCAAGCGGCTGGATCTGGGATCTCGGTCTCCAGCAAGATCCTCCAGTCATAGGATCCAGCCGTGAGACTGAGGATCCTCTTGGCTTGTGACCATCCATAGTCTGAGAGCATGTCACTTGGAATACCAAGCCCCCAAGAGGCTGGGAGGGTGTCAAAGCTTCCATTGGTGCCAGCGCCGGTGGAGGTCAGGATCTTCCTGAGAATGTCAATGGGATGACCTTCCAGGAGCACGGTTGATCCCACTGCTCGGCCAGTGGTTGCATCACCAGCTGTTGTGCCAAAGGCGCCGGTGGATGAGAGGCCAGTCAGAGTCCCAGTTGTCTCACCCGTGAAAGTGAGCCAAAAGTCATCCCCCACATCTGGTGTGATCCTTACGGCTCCATTGCCTCCAGTCTCCCTCAAAAACCGATCAGTGGTGGCGCCGGTGATGGATATGGATCCGTCTCCCACTGTGTAGTCAGCCGAGAGGGTGTCAAGTTGACCGGCTGATCCATAGAAGAGTTGAGACCGTTCATCAGCACTGGCACCGGTAGCGGCCAGCCGTGTTCTGATCCCAGTGGTCAGATCCCAGACCTCGAGTTTGAGGAGATTGGGATGGCCGTCACTGCTTACTTGTGCAATCCTGCCGATCTTGAGTGCTTGGTATTCAGACCTTGAATATCCAACCTTACCAATGCTCAACCTCAGGAGAGCACCCTTCCTCAAGGCTCTGGCTGCATACTCCAAGCCGGCGCGCCGGTACTGCTCACCCTCAACCAATCCATCAGCCACTTTGATGGTGACTGACCAGCCTCCCTCGATGGGTTGCCAAGTTTGGGGATTGATCCCAGTGCTACCCAATCGAGGCTCAAACCCTTGCTTTTGCAGCAACTCTGCCCATGGTGAGAGGCTTGGATCAGTGGCGGCAAACCATCCACCATCTCCCACTCCCTCGCCATTGGCTGGCATCAAGCACTCCAAGAGCAAGGCTTGATGCACCACACCACCACTGTACAATTTGGATCTGAAAGCGGCTGGCCAGGTCATGCCTAAAATGTCCTGATGTGTGAGTCAGTTGATTGGTTGGTCTGAGTGCTTGATCCAAAGTCAGTGCTGGAGATCTGCTGATTGATGGAGAGACCTCCAGAGCCAATCTGGAGATTGCCAGTGGCCAACTCTCCTGAGAGCATAGCAGCCACTTCCCATGGCAACTCCACCAAGGTCAGATCCATCTCATAGATCAACCCAGGGTGTCTGGTGTCATCCAGCCAACGTGTTGAGCGGTTGGATCCCGTTGCATCCATGTAAAGTGTGGGGAAAGTGTATTGAGTCCGCACAATGGCGTTTTGTGGCTGGAAGTTGTACAACCCACGGCCAAGGGTCAGATTGTATCCAGATGTGGTGGCCACTGCCGATGTGACCACGGCTCTCTCATATCTGAGCGGGTTGGTGACTTGAATCTCAATCTCATCATTGTTGGCCAAGGTCACACCACCGGCCGTGAATGGAAGCACATTGGCATCTGTGAAGATCTGTTGAGTCCCAGGGAGTGCAGTCATCACCAATGGCGCCATGTACGCTTTGGCACTGTCAATGGCAAAGGCCACACGGCCTCCATACCGCAAGTATGCATCCAAGGTCTGCAGTGCTCTGATGACGTTGGCATGATTGGCCGTGTTGTATCGGCCTCTAATGGTGACCAAGCGGCCACCACCCCGATCCAACCGAGTCATGGTCAATCCCTCGGCATCCACCACATCACGAAACTGTGCAACTGCCACGGCTGAGACATGTGGGAGTTGGATGGTCTCAAAGGATGTGGCACCCTCTGGGTACCAGTAGAACCTCGGGTTTCCCATTATGCTCTCCCTCTCAAGCCGGTCTCAGAGTTGGTCAACTGACTGAACCGACGTTGGAACCGATCTTGTGATCCACTATCAAAGCCAAGTGCTTGCTGGATGATGGTGGCGCCACTTCCAAACATGGTGGAAGTTGGTGCCCGGCTCATGGCCAGCCGTGTGGCTCCATCGGCTCTCTCCATCCTTCCTCTGGTGCTGGCTGCAGCCGATCTTGATGCACTTGTGGTGGTGGCTCCAACCAAGCCCACTGCTTGCTGCTCTTGAGTCTCACGGATCTGCTCAAGTTGTTGGTACACGGCCTCGTTGACGGTTGATGGTGGTGCACCGGGTTCCTTTATGTCAACCCCTGGGATCAGGTTGAGCAGCCGTCTAAAGACCTCGGCAATGGCATCGGCCAGAGCGGCTGGGAGTTCCGTAACCAGAGCAAACACAAACTCTGGGATCACATCAATCAAGATGCTTGGGAGTGCTCTGATGCCTGCAGAGATGTTCTCAAGCATCATGTCAAGCCTTTCCTCCACACCCTCAGAACCCATGGAGCCAATCTGCTCAAGGCCAGCCAGCACACCAAGGATCGGATTGGCCATAGCAGCTGCAGCACCACCGGCTGGGAGCAAGCCTTGAACAGCTCCAAGATTGCCGCCGGCCACTTGGATCGCGGCTCCAGCTGTTTCAACTGAGGCAACTCTTTGGCTGATGAGTGCTTGTCTCTCGGCCTCGGTTGCTGCAGCTGATCTCTCAGCCAACTCAGCCAGCCTTTGCCTCACTTCTATCTGCCTTGAAAGCAGATCCAGACCCTGAGTGAGATTGGTGTTCATTTCGGTCAGTGGAGCATTGAGATCAATGCCAATCCCAACCAAGTCATCTCCAGGAGCGGCAAACCCAAGAGCCTCAAATGCCTCAGCCAGCCCAAACACTTCCTCAGCCAACTCAGAGACTGCAGATGATGCAGCCGTGTGGGCTTGTGTGGTTGCATGCTGTGCAGTGGCAATGGTCTCAAGTGATCTGGCATAGTTGGCCTGTGCAACATTGAGATTGCCAAGAGCAGTGGCCTCAGCATTTCTCTTGTGTGTCAACTCATCAATGCGGCTGTTGTATGCTTGAAGTTGTGCAATCTCTTGGCTGAAAAGATTAATAAAACTTTCAGTATCTTGATGGTTTTGCCGTCTTTCTCTTAGGTAGTCCCTCAAGGCATCTCGGCTGGCCGTCATCTGGTCAAGTTCATCTTGAGCCGTTTCGAGTTGCTCTCTCTGAGCAGTCTGTAGATCGCGGTATACATCGGCAGCATTTTGAGCAGCTACAATGGAGTCAAACCGCTCCTGAGTGATCTCACCCTCGGCCAGTGCGGCTAAAAGTGCAGCCTCTTTGACTTTCCTATGTACATCCACCATCCTATTGGCTTTCTCAGCCGCTTGCTCCATGGCTGCATTGGCTGCATCCAGATTGTTCTTGAGGATCAGATAGGCTCCAGCCGCCACACCAGCTGCCACACCAACTGGCCCCAATATGGCCAGCATCCTTCCTCCCATCATGCTGGCCACATCCAAGCCATCAGCAAGGTCAGCAACAACCCTGGCCCCTTCCTCAAACTCTGGATTGATACGGCCAAGCACACCACCGAGCATGCCAGCCGCACTGGCCGTTTTGCCGGCACGTTCACCAAGTTGATCAGCCTGCCGATCCAGCCTTGCCACACGGTCAGTGGTGCTCTCAGCCGCATTGGATAGCCGATTGAGGCTTTGCACACTGCCACTGGTCTCAGTTTCAATCGTGTTCCGATACACAGTCATCAGAGACCTCCAGTCATTGGCAATGTGGGAAAAACCATGGCCTTTTGCTGCTTGGCATTTTCCACCATCACATCAAACTCAGCAAGCCCACTGAGTCTGCAAGCGGTATCCACCAAGATGGCCTCCCATGTGCCAGACTGGATGCCAAGCATGGCACTTGGTGTGGTGTTGTACCGTCTGGCCTGCTTGTCAATCTGAGAGCATCCAGCCTCATCGGAGAGGAAATGGACTCCAGTGGCCGGCAACCTCCGATGCCGGGGAGAGTGTTGCTTGGAGGATGTTGGCAAGGCCATCGGATCTGATGACCCTCTCTGCTTGGAGTCTGACTGCATCTGGAAAGTCACCCTCTTGGTCTGGTGTGGTGACCCACTCAACTGGATGCCACTGCTCTGGATCTTCAAAGTCTTGGACATGTGTGACCACTGCCTTGGCCACTGCCATGGATCGCTCAATCATGGCATCAATCTGCTCACGGTGCTGGGCATCGGTCAACTTTGCAGCCTCAACCTCAGCCGCTTCCAACCCGCTCATGTCAGCCTCAGAGGGTTGACGGTATTGGCCGATCATTTGCTGTAGAGATTGGATGAGCACACCGAGCCGAGCAGCCTCTTGGACACCGATGAATCTGACCTTGAAGGCAAGTGAGAGGCCTGGCCTCAGTGGTTGATATGCTATTGCGCTGGATGCTTGATCTATCTGATCAAAGATCCCTCTGTTCTTGGTTTCCATGTTGTCTCCTGATGAATGACCGGCCGGCATGCCGGTCTATTCTGGGCAGTTTTTCCACATCTGTCAGTTTGCGTTGTACGTTGCCGACTCATTCTGGATGGCAATGCTGATCGCATTATCGGTTGCATCGTCGTGACATGTGAAGGTTGGCCGCACTACAACCCGATCAGTTCCTGAAAGTGGTGGCGCCGGCATGTCAGTGATCTGGGCATTGCGGCATGTGAACGTAATTTGCTGGCTCGAGCCATCACCGGTGGCCGTGAATGTGAGATCACTTGAGGTCTGGCCACGGTGAGCCGTATACAGTGCATCGGTGGCCGATCCCACATGCCGAGTGCCAACCGCCACTGTGACCAGCCGCTCACCACCCTGATCCACATCGGTGGCGTAAAAGGATCCCATGTCACCAACATCAGAGACATTGTTGTCAAAACTGATGGTCATCTCTTGAGCAGTGAAGTTGCCACTGTTCCAAGTGAACTCGAACGGGATCCCAGAGGCTGAGTTGTCAAGATGCCGAGCGTACACCGCACGGCCTACAACACCGGCTCCAAATGTTGGCGTTGGTGCTGAGTTGAATGAGTCTGCCTTGTAGCCAATCAAGTCCAACTCAAGAAATGCAACGGCTGACCGGCGGAATGTGATCCGGCCTCCAGCGATGGCACATCCTGTGTACAACTCACGTCGGCCAGAGGTTCCAATGATCTTCTCAATCGTCAGATACTCTGGAGGCACATTCCCAAGGTTAAAAGTGTGGGTATATGCCGGGCCGGCGCCGGTGGTGGCCACCGAGCCAAGCAGACCCTTGAGCAAGATGCCGATCCCATCATACTGGAGAGGAACGGTCAGAGTGCCAGCCACTTGCTTGGTTGTGATGTGGCTCACTTGCCGAGAGCCTCCCCACACGGCTTGCATGACTGGAAAACGCTCATAAGTGGCCGTTTCAGTAAAGTCTGCAGTTGAGACCTCAACCCAGTTGGTTCGAGCCACTGGAGTTCCTCGAACGGACTCCACACCAATGCCGATGGCTGTTCTGAAGGGTAGTGTTGTGGGCATTGTTGCCTCCTAAATCATGAATCGTTTTGGTCGCGGACTTGCACAAGCAATCGACCCTCAACCACTTGGCGAGTGGATCCAGTGGAGTCATCTGGGATCCGTGTGGTGGCCTTGACTATGAGAGTGTAGTCAGTGCCATCGGTGCCTCCACTGGCCAGCACTCGAACCAGACCGGCACCCTCAAACCTTGTGGCCGTCTCAATCTCAATGGAAGCACCAGATCCACCACTCTCACTTGAGATCTCAACAAAGTCCACTTCTTCCCACTCAGAGCGATCATTGTACCGTCTGGCTGACCGTCTGAGCACTGGTCTGAAGTCAAACCAATATCCACGCCGGTCTCCAGATGACTTGGATCGGCTGTTGTCTGGGACTTCTCTTCCCGGCGTTGGATCGGCCACGGTGATGATCTCGGCTGGCCGCTCTGGGCTGATGTAGCCATTGAGAGCACTGGTCAGAGTGGCCGTTGTGGAGCCATCCCCAGCATCATCATCTCCAACATAGATCCAGATCAGTGGGATGCTGGATTGTTGAGCCTCCCAGTTGTTGGAGCCGCTTGCTCCATAGATCTCCAGAGTGCCAGACCGTGTGGCTTTGTTCCAAGTTCCCCAGTCATAGTCAATCTGGGTAATGCCATCGGCATCGGTGACCCGTATGTCATAGCCATCAGCACCAATCAGATCCCAGAACTGCTCGAGGGTCTTGGGGATGATCACTTGCACATCCCTGTTTGTGCTGGAGACCACTGCAGTGGCATCAACAGCAACTGGGAACCGAGCCGAAAAAGGGTTTGTGCTACCACTGAGTTTGAGCCATGCCATATCTACTCCCCACGGCCTCGAATATATCGCAATGTGATCAACACATCTGCAGCACTTGGTTGTGCTTGTGCTCCTGGCTGACTTGAAAACCTCGGCACAATCTCAACATTGGTCACATCCAGCACACCGATTGCAGCAAGTGCACCACCACTGGCCAAGGCTGCATCAATGGCGGCCAGCACATCGGCCTCAATGACATTCAAGGCAGTCTCTCTGGCCGTGTTTTGCTGTGCAGTGGGAGGATTGAACACGGTGCATGCATGCACTTTCTCAACCAGCCAGCCTCCCAAAGTGGCCTCTGGGTCTCGGACCAGTGTAGTACGGCCACGCCAGACATATGCCAGTTGACCGGCTGGCCGGCCGGTGCTTGGCTCCATCCCCACAATGGTGGAGTCTGAGAGGTTCATTGTGTATGGAACCAGACCATTGATGGCTTGGAGCATGCTCACAAGAGCGGTCTGGACTTGAGATGCAGTTGGCATCAGACCTCCAGACTCAGCAGGGGATCCAACTCGGCTCTGAGTTCATCCTCAAGAGTCTCCAAAGCACCCTCTATGGCTGGCTGGAGATATGGCCGGCGTGGAATGACAACCCTTTGAACTTTCCGCCATCCACCATCAGCCAACTGGAACACAAGCCATGGCCGGCCTTGGATGATCCCACCAACCTCATGGATCCGTGCATATGGAACCGAGTTGGATCCAGCCGTGAGAACACCAGACACCACACCCCGTCTGGTCTTGACGGTGTGTTTGATGGAGTTGACCAGTCGGCCCGTTCTTTTATTAAGCACACGGCCAGAGGCATTTTGGATGGCCAGCCTCTCAGCAGTCTCCATGGTGTGCTTGACAGCTGCTTTCACTCGGTCAGTGAAGTGGTCTGCAGCATACCCAAGATCAAGAGGGTATTGCTGGATCGGCTTGACACTCATGGCATGTAAACCGATGGGAGCCGGTATTGGCACAACAGCTGTTTGACGTGGTCTGGTATTTCCTCAGTCCTATATGACACATTGAGGCCATCTGGGCTGCTTGTGGCTGAAACACCCCGTCGGCTCCTGAGGTTGTACATGTGCAACACCAACTCAGTGGCTGCATGCTCAAGGTCATCTGGGATCGATGAAAAGCCAGCCTGGCACACGATTTTGATGGCATTTTGAGAGTGTGACCAGCCACCATGGAGGCTGTCTGCCTTCAGCCGTATGATCTCACCGTGCAAACCTCTCTGGAGATAGTCGGTGGAGACCACAAGATCTGCAGCAGTGTATTCCTCATCAGGGTCATCATGGATGCTGGTGATGGAGGTCACGGGGTATGGCTCCACCACCAACTCACGGCCACTCTTGACGATGACTTGATTGGTCTGGGAGTACAGGGTGTAAGTGGCTGGCTCCATGGTGGGAGCCGCTCCAGCCGAGGCTGGAGGGTATCCACACCACCGAGCAATGATGATCCCAGCATGCAAGATCAACTCACTCATCCCAACCTCATCAGAGGCAATGGAGCCTCCAGACATGGTTGAGACATGTGCTGCATCAGTCAAAGCCACAAGACACCCCACACATCTCAGTTGATGAGATTGAACACCAGAGAGACTTGCACACGATAGTTGGGGCCAGTGCCGGCCTTGGCCACATTCAGAGCAATTGTGTCACCAGCCGAGACCTCCAACTTTTCACCGACCATGCTGGCTCCCAGAGACTGGGACTCAAGACCTTGAGCCAGAGCACCACCGGCCACATTGGTTTGACGGCTGAAAATGGTGGTGGAGTTCATCGTGCCAGAGATGGTGACATTGTTGGTGTTGTCTGCCGAGATGAGCACACCGTTCTCAAGGTATACAGCCTCAAGCTTGCCTTTTTCAGCATATGGCCAGACCACTCGAGCGGCATCAGTGGCATCAGTGCCAAAGAGCAAAGGGGAAGTGATGACCCGTTGATTGATACCCATTGTATCCTCCAAAGTGTTTGAATGACCGGCCGGCATGCTGGCCGGCCGATCTGTTGCTTAGATCAGGAGAGCCAGTTGTATCCAAACCGTGCCACGGCCTCAGAGGCACCAGACACAGTGCGGAAAGTCCGGCGCAATGTGGCCACCACATGGGTTCCACCGGTCTTGATGTCGCGCTCAAGTTCCACCAAGGCGCCTCGGCGTTGGTAGTGGTAGAATGCCGAGCGGTCAACGGCCAGCACACCAGAGAGAGCACCAGAGCCGGTGTAAAGACCAGTGGCGGCCAGATCTGCCGAGAGGTAGCGGCTCACAATGATCGGGTGACCAAACACACTGGCCAACTGGCCACTCAGCAGAGAGGCGCCGGTGCCAAGCTTGTCAAGGGTCAAGACATTGCTGTCAGCCAAGAGCTTTTGATAGAACACTTCTGGGCTGACGATGATGGCCAGTTGAGAGGCTGCACGCTCTCCCATGCCACCAACCAGATCCGTCATCAGACCCGTGACGGTCTGAGCCGATCCCATGTCAATGGTCTGGGAGCGGTCTGCAGCCAGAGCACGGAGACCAAGGAAGATCCGGCGATGATCAGCCGCTCCACCGAGGCCAGATGCACCCCAGCGGCTTCGGATATTCCAACTTGAAATAGCATCCTGATGAGTTGCGTTGGTGTCACCATTGATCATGCAATCCTCATAGCCGTCATTGAGAGCGTCAACGACAAGCCGGCGCACCAGAGGCTCCATGGCCACCACTGCATCCTCAGCATCCATCTCGTCATAGACCACGCGCACGGCCCAGTTTGCCACACTGATGGTGGTCTCACTGCTCACCGGTGTGCTGCCGGTGTAGTTAGCAGGGTCATCACTGGAGATTGCATTACGCTTGTAAGGACGTACGCCGGTGGTCAGGCTCGGCTGCAGCATGGTTGCATTTGGCATGTCAATGGTGCCGAAAAGTGCAGCCACTGCATTGGGAACTTGGAACTCCTCATAGATGCTGGGGAAAGTTCCATCAGGGATCCACTCAGCACCAGAGCCAGCAGAATCAGTGATGGCCTTCTCAATCTGGCCACGGATCCCACTGGGAGCACGATGGAGGATCTGGAGGATCTCTGCATCGGTGCGCGGAGTATCATTGTTCTTGGCCACAAGACGAACCAGAGACCGGCGCTCAACTGCTTTTTGCAGGTCTGCTTGCCAATCGGTCAGGATCGTTTTGTCATCCAAAAGCCCTGGTTGGTCAATCTCTGCAGTGCGGCCACCGAACTTGAGGCGACGTGTGTTGGACTTTAGATGGATACGGCCGGTCTCATCACAATAGCGGTGAACCAGCTCACGATCAGAGGCACCCTCAACCGAGCGCACGGCTGGCCGTGCTTGGGCTTCCATGAGACCCTGCAGTTTGCCAGAGAGATCCTCAACTGCCTTGGAGGTCGCGGCTGAGTCTCCAGCCGTGCGAGTCAAGACGGCTGCAGCCTCTTTGAGATGCTCGCGAAGTGTGGTCTCGGTGATTTGGGCCGGCACTTCCAGCCCTTTCATTTCATTGCCGAACATTATTCGGACTCCTTCAGAAATGGCAGACCAGTGGCCGCCGGTTGGTTGTCTCTCAGCCATGAGAGAGAGTCTGCATGGCTGGTTGTTTTGGTGTTGGTGTCATCACCAATCATGGCATGGATACGCCGGCGTGTGACCGGGTTGGCCAGCATCTCACGGATCTGCTGGTCATCTGGCTGGCCAGCACTGGCCGCTAACAATGCGCCGGCATTGGCTGGGATCGGGGTGATGCTGAACTCAACCAGTTCATTGTTGGAGGCAACAATGCCCATGCTGCTCTCTGAGTAGCGTGGATCGGACTTGGGAAGATCTGACCGATAGGCAACAGATCCAGGGAAGAACCCAACAGACCCAGCATTGAGAAAGCCGCGCTGCAGTTTGCCAGCAACCTCAGCCGCGAAAGGATCAGCCATGTCAAACTCCATCTCAATCAATAGCTGACCATTTTGCACATCCACATCCAGAGCCTTGGCAATCGGTGGCCGGCTGCTATCGTGGTTCCAGAGGATCACTGGATTGCTCTTGAAGGCATCCAGCCTCCATGACTGCTCAACAATGTCTCCCATGCGATCAACATCTGCAGTGGAAGCAATGAACTTGAACCGAGATTGGATCAACTCATCAGGCTGATCATCATCCATGGCCATCCTCTTGAGCACAAGACCCAAACGGTGTGTCATCTCCCCTCCATCCTTAGCGGCCAGCATGCCGATTGATTTTGCTTGATCGGCTGCATCCATCTGCCGGCCAACCTTCTCAGCCCAGACTTGGCCAGCATCACCAAACCATGCAGCCCATGCCACACGGCCAGCCGATGGGTAACCCGGTTCTCCAGGGTTGAACCCTTCGCCGTCTTTGTCTGACTCATGCCGGGCAAACCATGCTCTCATTCGCTTGGCCTTCTCAAAAGTAATGTCCCCACCATTGGCCACTCGAGTTGCCCAGACCTTGGTCCCTTGGGTCATGCCATCACCGGCCAAGCCTTCCTCAATCCATGCCACTGCTCTCTTGGCCTCGGCCACCATTCCCTTGGTGGGAGTGAAGTCAATGTGATCATACTTGGCTGGAGTGGGCTTGGTCTGAAGTTCCTGATCCTCATCCATGGCCTTGGTGGTGGTTCCCTCATAGTAACACCGGCAGTTTTCATGCCGAGGCAACTCAGGACCAGCATGGCTCCCATCAGATCTGATGGCAAACACGCGGCCATCCAGTGGAGCGCAGATCTCACAAACCTTCTCATCCCTTCCAGTGCGATAGCGCACGGCTGGCCGTGCCTTGGTCTGGCTCTCTTGTGGATCGTTGGTCACGATCCTGAGCATGGGAGGGGATGTGTGTTGCGCAACCTGAGCAGGCTCAACCGGCTGGCCGGCCGGTTCCTGGATCATGTTGGGATCAATCTCGGTGAACCCTTCCACTTGGAGTGCATCCAGTGGGTTGAGTCCAAACTTCTCAACCAACATGGCCGCTCGGTTCATTCTGTCAGTGCGGCTCTCTTGGAGTGCATCAACACCAGATGTGTCATGGACCACACGATCAGAGACCGTCCCCATTCGTTGTGCAATCTTGGTCAAGCCATCCTCAACCAAGGCGATCAGACCGAGCAGGTTTTGCCAATAGATCCGGTTTTGCTGTTGAGCAGTGGCAAAGTTTGCCGATGGCAAGAAAAGCCGAACATATGCCACACCCACCACGGCCAGGACACTTGCTCGAGTCCAATCCCTTGCACTTGTGAACTCCATGTCTCTTGCATTGAAGGGAAGCAAGTTCACATCCACCGGGCCATTGATAGGCACCACTCCAGTGGACTCAATGTTTCTCTGGACTGCGTTGACCAACTTGGCCATCACATCCCCAGGGATCGGCATGTCACCCTTTGGGCTGATGGTCATGCTCGGCTGGCCACGGCCGGCCTCGGTTCTCCATCTCTGAGAGGCTGCATACTCTCCACCAAGTTCAGTCTGGAGAACCTCAATGGCACCCTGACCATACAGCCCATCCACACCATCTCTCCAAGAGGTCTGCCGTATGTGGATCACATCATCGGGGCTGTAATCAGTAAAGGTTCCATCTTGATCGAACCGATAGGCCAGCACCGACCCATCAGTGGCGGGGATGATCTTGACATGCTCTGGATGCAGCCTGACCACTGAAGTGACTGAGGCTCCACGGCCAAGCACCAGACCAAAAAAGTTGCCGCACAAGAGCAGATCCACAAGCATCTGCCGGCGCCAAAGGGTTGCACCAACTCGGTGGCTTGGCCGCTTGAGAAGCCTCATCATTGGATGCTCTGGCACTGTTCTGGAGCGGCTTCCAACCGTTCTCTGGACTCCAATGGGTAGGCCACTGATGTCATTGGCAACGGCTTCCACGGCTGCATAGACCCATGGGAACTTCCCAAAGGCACTCATGGAGTTGACCACTGGATAGGCTGGTGAGGCTGGCTGCTCACGATCCCATGCGCCACCATATGTGATCTGTTCTGGCTGCTCAACAATGGTCAGCCGACGGATGAGCCAGCGCCATCCATCATTGAGCCTCTCGGCCACAGTCGGTCTTTTCTTGTCTGCCATTGGTTGCCGATTACCGCCGGTGGGTTGCAAGGTCAAGAGCAACATACCAGAACAGGGATCAAACAAGCAAAAAACCAGCCACATCGGCTGGAAAAATCAACAGTTGTTGAAATAGAAACCCCAGCCGATGTGGCTGGGGGATGAGTCTCAAGTGGATTGGCTTGCTTTACAACTCAACTGGCCCGGCCTTGGCAATGCCCAGATTTTGGAGCACAACAGCCAAGATCGGTTCAATGTCTGTATCCATCAACCCAGCAAACTTTTGCTGCATGTAGACAAGAGACCTCACCGCATGCTTGACTGAGTCAGTATTGACAGATTCTGGACTAAGCAGCAGTCTTTTGTTTGCTACTACCATGTCAATTTCCAGAATGCTCATCAACTCCTCCATTCTCTGTCTGACCCTCATCTGCGTGAATTTTCGATTGTCAGGATGCCAGCCATCTCGAACGGTGATTTGTGCAATGAGATAGCAGGTAGCTTCAATGGCTTCAAAGTGCATGGTTTGTCTCCTGAGTGGGTGGGTTGGTGGTTATCAGAGAACAAACCACATGGTGATGGTTTGTGGCCCGAGTTCAATGGTACGCTCAAACACTTGGGGCGTGTATCCATCCAAGAGCATCTGGAATGCTACAGCCATTGCTTCTTTCTTGGAAGCGAAGAGGGTCACGGCGCCGCTGTTGAGTTCAACTTGTCCAATCATGGTGTCTCCTGAGTAGGCGGGGTTGATGTTGGTTGTTGTTGCCGCCTACATTCAGTATGTATCTAACTGCATATAATGTGCAAGTGTTTCTGTGCAGTTTTCTGCATGTTTTTTAGATCCAAGACGGCTGCACTTTCATCCAGTACACCAGATACCTGAGGCAATCTGCCAAATGGTCAGCCTCTTTGTGTATGGTTCCATCTGGCCGGCGCCGGTATAGGTTCAACTCCCTGAGCAACTCCACACATGTTGAGTGGATGATGAGCCTTGGATGACCTTGCTGGCATATGGCCAGCCGTTCAGCCACTGCATCAATCCCAGCCTCAACATCTTTTCTGGCTGGTGTGGTGTGGATCTCATGGTCTCTGGCCAGCATGATCCTCCCCTCACGGTCAGCCGGATCAGCCACTGTCCATGCAAAGGACTCAGTGCCAGAGAGGTTCTTGATCTGCCTTGCATTGGCTGACAACTTCACATCCTGAGTGAGCAACTCACGGTAGATCACAACCTGATCCAGATCAGGGTTGAGAGCAGCCCACAAGCAGCCAAAGTTGAAACCAAAATCTATGGCCCGGAACTTCCTCCACTCATCTGGGATCGGGGTTGGGTTGACCACATGGAGCGCACGATCCAGTGATGGGTAGATCAAGCCTCTGGCTCTGGCAAACTTTCCATACAACCGAGCATCTCTTTTGTGAGGCTCAAGATGTGAGAACCGAGCCAAGAGACCTCTGGACTTTACATGTGGATTATCCAAACCAGTGATCCGGGCATACATATGACCAGGTGGAGGGTCATGTACAAACCGATTGAAAGCCCATGTTAGACCCTTGAGGGGAGTCATGCTGAGGATGGCCAGACCATCGGTCTCAGCCAGACCACGGCTGATCTCCTCATACACATCCTCTGGATGTTCCTCATCCAAGATCGCTGCTCTCGGTGCATTGCCTTGGAACTTTTCCCGACCTTGAGCGGCTGCTTTGCACACGATCCGGCCACCATTGGGAAGGATGCACTCGGCTTGATCCACTGCCTTCCACTTTCTTCTCTGGCTACCGGCCGGTAGCCACCGATCCAACTTTGGCCTGTGATACTCCAGGGAGTCATTGAAGGTCAGAGCCGAGATGATGACGGCTCGATCATTGGTGGCCGGCTCGGCTGGGATGGCCTCTGGGTTGATGCCATTGAGTTGACACCATCGTCTCACCCACCACTCTCCAGAGCCAGCCGCCAAGGCAATGGCCAGTTGAATGGCTGACTCACTTTTGCCCGCTCGGTTGGCACCACCGATCATGTATGCCACAAGCCTCTTGGTCTGGAGCAACTCGGCGACGGTGTCTCTCTGGCTTGTGCGTTTCTCGGGTTGGCCGTACATTTCACATGTTTGATTTTGGCAACAGAAAGATCCGCGCACTCCATCCACTGGAGTCATCTCATGGCCACACCCTTTTGGGCGGCTGGTGTTGCCATCCCATCTGGTGCAGTGTGGCCGCCACAATCTGGCAAAGGCCATGGGATATGCAGTGGCCAGCCGCTCAAGATCGTCAAGGTCTTGGAGATGCTCGGTGAGAAGCCATCTGGCTTGATCTGGATCTTGAGGCACACTGACCGGCTGGCCGGCCGGATCATTCATCCTCTTGATCTTCCTCATGATAGACAGCGCTGATCAACTGCTCACGAATCTGAGCCGTGTGATCAATGCGCTCCAAGAGCCGATCCAGGTCTTGGCCATCCCCCAGCCTCAGAGACTCGGTCTGCGCAATCTCCCCTCTGATATCAAGTTGCCTATGGTAGCCAAACCGGCGCTCCATGACCCATGCAGCCGCTCTCCAGTCCTCTTGTGCAGCATGCTGGATCCTTGCCAACTGCATGGCTGCACATTGAGATCTTCCCTGTGAGATGGCATCCCAGAACCGTCTATAGATCGTCCCTTGTTCGTTCTGACCTCGAGCAAGATAGCGGTAAAACGAGGACTCAGAGATCCCAATATACTGAGAGGCCAACTGATTGGTCATGCCAAGTCTCATGGCCTCTCTGGCCAGTTTGACCATCTCTGGTGTGATCTCTGGAGGCCGGGCCATCACTGGCCTCCCTGTGCAGCCGTCACCCGTGCTCTGATGATGTCACAATACTGAGGCTCTCTCTCAGAAGCAATGCAAGTCACACCCTCTCTCTCAGCCGCGATCAGTGTGGTGCCACTTCCACCAAAAGGCTCCACCACAATCCCATTGGGAGGGGTCACCAGCCTGACCAGCCATCTCATCAGAGCAATCGGCTTGACAGTGGGATGAATGTTGCGCACATCTGAAGCCGTGCGACCGGCGCCGGTTCGAGGGTTGTTGAGACCGGCAGACCCTTCCACGCGATCCACTGCTTGTGCTCCACTATGGCTGGGGAGGTCTTCACACCCTTCCTCCCTCTCGGCTCTGGAAGGCTTGACACAATAGAAGATGTTTGCTGGCCATCGGCCTCCCTCTTTGTATTGCTGTACAGCATCACCGGGCTTGGCTCCACCAAAGTCAATGGATGCCGCTTGGCCTTGCCGCATGACCTTTGTGAAGTCTGGGATCGATTGGTCAGCCTGAGGCCATGCCGGATCGCCATATGGAATCCGACAGCCATCAACATTTAAGGCGCCAGTGCCATGCTTGAGCACGTTCTCAGCCACGGTGCCATCCAGAGGCTTTCTCACCAAGATCGCTGGCTCTTGTGCTGGCTTGAGAGCCGTTCCCCAGCCGTTCCATTGCTCGGCTTGTGGAGTGATTGGCTGGCCTTGATCAATGACTCCATCAGTGCTGGCCGGTCTCTCATGGCCAAGATGTTTGTCAATCTGGATGCTCACATTGAGGCTCTTGGGGAAGCCTTGCCATTGGAGCCATGAGATCTGGTCTCTGACTTCAAAGCCCACATCTTCCAGATTGACCGTGAGCCGGTGGATGGTTCGAGTGGCGGCAAATGCGATCATGTGTCCGCCGGGCTTGAGCACTCTCAAGCACTCGGCTGAGAACTCACCACTCGGCACACTGCTATCCCAGCCCTTTCCCATGAATCCGATCCCGTATGGTGGATCCGTCACAATGCTGTCCACACTGCCATCAGGAAGGCTCTTGAGCATCTCAAGGCAATCCATGCAGTGCAAGTCATGGCGGCCAAGACTCACGGTCTCACCAGCCTTGGTCAGTGGCTGCACATCATTGGGGATCTGGTCATCGGCTGACTCATCATCTGGCTCAGAGCCAAAGTCTGGCACATCAACAGGGTCAGAGGCCAGCAAGCGATCCAACTCATCAGAGTCCCAGCCGAGTCCAGATAGGTCAAAGTCCTCATTGGCCAGATCTTGGAGGATTGTGGTGAGGCCATCCTCATCCCACTCAGCAATCTCATTGAGTTTGTTGTCAGCCAGAGCAAGTGCAGCCGCTTGAGCAGGATCAAGATCCATGTATCTGACCAAGACCTTATCCATGCCGAGGCTGATGGCTGCTTTGTGCCGAGTATGGCCAGCAATGATCACTCCATCACTACGTCGGGCAATGATTGGGGCGCCCCAACCAAATCTCTGGATGCTCTTGGCCACATGCTCAACAGCATGATCATTGACCCTGGGATTTTTGTCCCAGGGTGTGAGGTCATTGATGTGAACCCACATGGCTGGGTTTTCAGTTGTCATGGTGTCTCCTGATTGTTGACCGGCTGGCCGGCCGGTTTTCCACAGTGTTATTCACAGGGTGTGGATAAGTAGTTTTACACAGACTTATGCATAGCCTATGGATTAGTCGGCACCCTTAACCAGATAGAAAATGGAGTCATCTGGTGCATTGGATGTGGTGATGGTCACGGTCTCTCTGAGAGGGATTGGTGAGTCTGGTGTGGCTTGGACGCATCCATATAGGGCTGAGAGGCTTCCACGCCGACCAGATGGGAAAGTGGCTGGGATGGTGATGGCATCTGAGCAATCTGCTTGGCTGCTCACCCAGCAATCAGAGGTCAACAAAAGGCAGGAAAAAGCACACAAAGTGCCTGGCCGCTTGGGATCGCTCAAGAAAGTGAGGGTCTGGATGCCATGTGGATTCTCTGGGTCAATCCTGGGGCCACTTGGTGTCTGTACAGTCTCCACATGTGGACATGTGGGCTGGCTGGCCAGCAAGGGATCAAAGGCCAAGAGGTCATCCAGTGCATCTGGGCTGGCCACATCGGCCACCGTACCGAGCTGGTGTGCAGGGTCTGGTTTGTCATCGAAGGATGCACAAAAGGCCAGATAGGTGAGGGGATTCATGCTCAGCTCACTGGGAGCCACATGCCAATCTCAGAGCCTCTGGAGGCACCCTGCACAAGCAATGTGACTGGATAGGTCAAACCGCTTTCACGGTACTGGCCAACACCATCTCCATATGTGGCGCCGGCTATCCTCTGGAAGGCCTTGCCTTGGAGCTTTTGATCTTCAAGGGTCAAGTGTACCGTGAGATCCAATGATCCATCTGGATGAGGCCGATCAGCCACCAAAGCAGTTCTCCATTGCTGCTCACCACCACGATCCTCACAGCGATATTGGACAAAGCCGGCGCACTTGGCCAGCCGCTCACGGTATTCAGGATCGGCACTGGCCAGATTGACAGCCAGATCCAGTGCTCCACCATCTCTTTGACGGATGACTTGAGCTGACCTCCACCGAGGTTCTCTGGTGTTCTCATCATCAGCCAGCCGATATTGAACGGCTGTATGTCTCAGCATCATTGGTGTGATCTCCATCAGATATGGTGGTGTGGGATGGTCTGGCCATGGCCTCAGCACCAATGCCAGTAAGCCCCCACAATACCCACAAACACAATAACCCCAGCCCGGTGGCGGCTCGGTCTCTGGTGATTTTCGGACCCGCCTATAACGATCCACCGAGAGCCACCAAAACTGAGGCTTCCCACAAAAACTGCATGGGATGGGATGTGCTGGCATCTCCCACCACATCAGGTTTGGTGAGAAATGCAGACCCAAGATGGTGGCTGGATCGATCATTCCGTCTCGGCTTCCACCGTCTCGGTCTCGGTCTCTGGCTCGGCTTCCACCGTCTCGGTCTCTGGCTCGGCTTCCACCGTCTCGGCCTCGGTCTCGGCTTCCACCGTCTCGGCTTGCTGGCAATCGCACTCGGGACACATCTCCATCATCTGGGTCAACGTCTCGTCGTTCTCCGCCATCAGCACACCGGCGCACATTCCGCCGATCATCCATGCCAGCCTGATTGCCCATTTTTTGTCCATCTGCATCACTCAATCCCTCCATTGATCTGGATGTGGAGCCAACAACGCCCACACAAACATCCAGACTATGGCCAGGAATATCACACCGGATGGCCATTTTGTCCCTTGAATCAGTTGAGCAGTGGTCATGGCTATGATCAGCCTCAACACAATGACCCAAGATCGGCTCACTCGAGTCTTGGCCAGCCGATGACAAAGGACCCTCAGTCTCTTGATCCCAGTCCACATCATCCAAGCCAAACTCAGGAAGTGGCACACCAATGCTCTCATAGGTTGGTGGCCTCACATCTGGGGGTTTGGTGGGAAGTGGCTCTTGGTTGATGGCTGGAAACTTGATCACTTTTCCAGCCATCAACCCTCCAACTCAATCTGGATGCACGATTGATACCTGCACATATATCCCAGGGATCTCACCAGCCATCTTGGTGGCTGAGACTTCAACAACTTGTGAATCATTGCGGATCACACCACCGAGCTGGGCTGCATCCAGTATGGCTTTGATGTAGTTGTCAATATCTCCCCAGACTCCACCGATAGGCGCTGGATAGTCCTGATCGGGGTTCCAATACATGGAGACCAGCCCAGACCTTGGACGGCTCTTCGGTTTGGGGATCACAACCTCAATAGAGATGGCCACGGCCATCCCAATCGGGATCCTTTGCCGATATGCTGACTGCAGAACCAAGGCGCACTTTTGTTTGTATGCCTCATACCGCTTGGAGTTGAATGTGCCATATCTTGTGACCCTTGGCCGGCTGGCTGGCACTGGATCCCCTTGGATGAACACTTGGAGCACGGGTTGGCCGCTCACATGTCACCCCACATCTCATGGGTCATCAGACCGGCTGGCCGGCCGGTTAAGTCCTTACGGTAGATCGGGATCCTGACCGAGCACTTGGAGCACATCCCCACTCCCAGCCGATGGCCAAGGCTGGGATCAGTTGTGCATAGATCCACATCAGAAAGGCTGGGGAGTCTCTGGATGGCCAGATCCTCAACCTTTTGATGTGCTGGCCAAGCACTCAGCCTCTCGGTTTGCACTGAGAGACGGCCAGAGCACCACTTGCCAAACCCAAGGTCACGGCTGCACTTTTCTCCCTCTCTGACCCATCTTGGCTCAAACAGCTGGTGTATCAACATGGTGCCTCCAAGAGATTGCTGGCTCTGAGTCATCGGTGGCCTCCCATCACCAGACCAGCACTCTGGAGATATGCAGCCGCTTGATCGCTGATCTGGCCTTTCATGGCATCATAGACAGCCCGCCGGATCCTCACACTCTCGGTGTGCCAGCCCATTTCCTCCTCTGGGCTTGGTCTGGTGTACCAAGGGGACTCTGGCCGACGATCCTCTGGCATACGCCGGGCATGTGATCCCGTCACATATACTCTGGCATCAGACCGTGAGAACACTTCCCATGCCTTGGCCAGTGTGAGGGTTGGCCTCCAGTTGGATGGCCGGCCAGAGGATTGACCCTTAGGGATCTCTCTCTGCATCTCAATCTCATGGCTGGCCGCTATCTGCCGGCCCTTGGTGCAATCGCACAAGACCAGCCGATGACCGATCCGGTATGGGATGGCATCCCAGTCCACATCACCCTCATCATTGAGGGGATGGCAATGCTGTATGAAGTGGCGAAACCCGTTGCCATGCTCTTTGACGGATCCATCTGGCCAGAGCAACTCCCCACAAGCGGCACAACCTCTTGTGACCTCTTTGACCGTGTGCCGCTCTTGAGCCTCAATGGTCATGCTGAGACTGAGAAGATCTGCAGCCGTGGGAAAGAATCGGCCACCATCTGGATCGCTGATCCATGCTCGAGCGGCTTCCAAGACCACATCAGATCTCACATTCCTCAAACAGTCTGTATAAGCCATGAGCACACCCTGATCGTCTGGATGTGGGCATTTGTGGACTCTGGCCGCTCTGAGGTACTGGATGACCTCTTGAATATCTTGTTCACTTGCCATGGTTGTCTCCTGAGTAGTCGGCCAGATCCCATGGGGCCTGACCGGGTTGGTGTTCTGGCTCACCCACTGCATACCGCTCCACCAAGGTGAGGCTGGATCTGGATGACTGAAGTGGCTGATCACTTGGCTGGCTGGCTGGCTGGCTGGCTGGCTGGCCGGTCTCAATCTTGTGAGCCTCAATCACTCTCCAGATCTTGTTGAGCCTTGAGCGGCTGGCTGATCGGCCAAGGTCAGCCGCTATGGCATCACGGCCAGCCTTTCCCACTTCCTCCAGGGTCTGATAGCCAGCCGCTTCCAGATCCCTCACCAACTCTGGCCAGAGCCTCTCACGGCCATCCCCAGAGATTGACTTGAGTTGAGTCCCAGCCAGCCCACATGCCGGTTTGTGTTCGGTGTTCTGTGTCTGTGTCTGTGTAGATCGCGCGTGTGGAGTTGATTGGGAGATGGTTGGGAGATTGTTGGGAGATTGTTGGGAGATGCCTTGAGGTTTATCCTCCACTTTCATCCCAAAACTGGGAGATTTTTGGGAGAATGTTGGGAGAATGTTGGGAGCATTTTGGGAGATTTTGTGATCTGAGGCCTGGCCGTTGTGACTGATTTTGCCGCCACAATGGTGATCATCAAGCCATTGCTCTGACTTTAGGATCATCCTGACCTCATGATCAGACCAAGACCACCGACGCATGAGCCGGCGCCGGCTGGGGATCCTCTTGGAGCGGCCAAGCCGGATCTGGCCTTCCCAGAACCTCAGATCCATCAGAGCGGCACCATCTGGCCAAGGCTGGCCAGACTGCTCAAGTGCATGAGCAATGTCGATCCACCACTCCACACGGCATGGCTCCCAGCCGACAACAGCCACGGCCATCAAAGCAGCACCAGATCAATGAGCAAGGCGCCAAAGCCAATACCCAAGATGAAGCAGATCAAGCAGTGCAAGATCTCTCGGATGAGCTGTCGGGTCTTGTATTCAACCCACTCTTTGTCGCTCACATAATATGTGATAGAAGACTCTTGTTCAGACACGAAGACTCCTAAACCGAGGCCGGCGCACGTCCAAATGCTGGCCTCGGTTCTTTATTTGTTGGTTTTTTCGTAGTGGAGCGCACGTTGCATCTTGAAGATCGATCCTCCATACAAGTGGAGTGCATTGATCAGCAAGCGTGGATCCACTTTCCGGTGACCATCCTCAACCTTTTTGAGATGGTCTGGATGTGTCCCCAGTTTGGTGGCGGCTGCATGCAGAGAGAGGCCACAAGCCTCCCTCTCAGCCTTGAGAACCTCTGGCCATGGTCTTGGCATATGGCCTCCATGGTGGGATTGGTGTGTTGGTGGATGCAGGGTTGCCTTGAGCACGGGCAAGAACCAACAGCGGGGGAAACCTGACCGGCTGGCCAAGGCTGTCAGGAGACAAACCCCAGCCAAGGCCGGCCGGCCGGCCCGGCTATTGTACCCCGTTGGCTGGCTTGAAGTGGATGGAGAACTCACATCCAAGATGATCGGCAATGTCTTGGATCATGCTTGGCCGTCTTGGCCAGCCATCTGCCTCAAACTTGATCATCGTGTGGGGTGACACACCGATGACTCTGGCCAGTGTGTACATGCCAACACCCTTGGCTTCCCTTGCTGCCTTGACTTGTTCACCGAGATGCATGTTTGTCTCCTGATGTATTGTGGTACATGCCACAAGTGGCATAACACAGCCAGCATGGATGGCCATGCTGGCTGGATGGTTGGTCATTTCTTGGATGTGTTCTTGGCACGGTCAACCATGCGTCGGGCAATGATTTTGTTGGCCTCGGCACGGTATGGAGCCAAGTCAAGTCCAGTGTGCTCAGTGATATATCGGGCCGTCTTGGCTGCATCATCACCACAAGACTTGATCAGCCACTCAGAGAGAGGCATGTCACGGCGTAGGGTGTTGCATGCATGGCATGCGGTGATCAGGTTTCCCTCGCCATTGCCGCCACCATGAGTGCGGCAAACCAAGTGATCAAGGCTCAACATCACACCGGGTTGCTCTTGGTGTGCTCCACAATATGCACAAGCCAAGCCATCTCTGAGATAGATGGCAAGGCGCTTTTCTTTTCTGATCCAGTTCTTGGTATGTCCCATGGTTGTCTCCTGATTTGACAGCTTTGGGTTTTTCGCCCCACTCCATACATGTAACAAACTGCATGCCAATGCCAAGCAGTTTGGCTCACTTTTCTGCATGTTTTTTTGTGCATCTTTTTTGGCCATACCGCTTGCTTTGGACATGCAGTTAGATACATACTGAATGTGGGTGGAAACAACAGCCGCCACCATCACTCAGGAGACAACATGTTCACCAACACCAACACCAGCACCGACACCATGACCCACTCTGAAGATGACTTTTCCTTCCTCTGGGAGATTGAGTGCAACGCTGACTCGGCTGAGGCCATCGAGCAGATGATCAATGACATGGCTGATGAGGATGACGGCCACATGTCACCAGAGGATGAGGCTGCATGGGTTGAATCCATGCGGCATGAGTGGGATGAGATTGCTGATGAGCCATGCTGGTTCAAAGGCTGACAACACTGACCGGCCGGCATGCTGGCCGGCCGGTCTCACACAATCAACATCAGGAGACAACCAACATGATCCAAATCAACAGACCAGACCAAACCACCATCACCATTCACGATCTTGCACCACTGAGAGTGCATGGAGCCAGATACGGGATCGTCATCAACCCTGAGACCAAGGCCATTGGTGACTATAGCGGCATCGGTGGTGGCTTCCCTCCAGAGATTCACTTTGAGCGTGTGCTTTGGGTTCCAGCCAGAGCATCCATGCACACCCCCAGCCTCATCAGAGCACTGGTCAACAACAGTGATCTCATTGCTGATCTCATGGCCTGCTATGAGGGTGTGGAGTATGACGGATCCAACACCATCGGCCTCTGGGCTGAGAGGTACATGGATCTCTGGGAGTTGCTCAGAGATAGCCTCAGCAATGTCCCAGATGTTTTTGATCCCATCGAATACATCGCCGGCGCCGATCCCACTGACCTCATGGCATATGGTGAGACCCTCACTGAGATGGCTGAGGGTCTGGAGGCTGAGGCACTTGGGATGGCTGTGTATATGGACTCAGAGGCACTGTACACGGCTCTGATTGAATACTTCAGAGACCATCAGATCATGCTGATGGAGGCCGATGGCCTTGAAGACTGGGAGATCCAGTTGCTGGCCCGGCTCAACACTTTGATGGATGGTGAAGAATGATCGGCGTGGAATGTGAGCAATGCCAACAACTATCCAAAAAGCTCGAGCAAGCCGAGCAAGCGATCAACCTGATGGCACCGAGTGTAGATGGTGAGATCATCCAGTTGAGATGCCAGATCCTTGAGATCAGGATGATGCTCACCAAGTTCACTCAGGGGAGATATGCCATCTTGGCCGATGGAATGGCCGTCGGCAGACTGTATGGCGCCTACTATGAGATCAAGGCTGGCCATTGCCCCAAGGGTGAGCAGAGAGAAGCACTGATCACACTCTTGGAGGCCATGGGCATCATTGATCTGAGGCTATGATCCTGTATAGGACTTGAGAGCATCCAAGACGGCCCGGGCAATCTCTCGGGCCGTGTTTGCATCTGGGGATCCTGCATCGGCTGGATCATACGCGGCCAAGAGGCTGGCCACATCGGCAGATGTGAGCAGCACTGGGATCACATAGCCATCAACCTCAACCTCAGAACCATCAGTGCTCTGAGTGGAGGTCACAACCTCAGCAACTTGGGGAAAGTCAACATATGTGGTGGCCATGGCAGATCCTCAGATTGGGTTTGTTATCGCGGCATACTGGAACTTGAACCGTTGTTGGTCTCCAGCCGCCACGGTGTCAGCATTGAGCCTGAGACCAATGCCCACAATGAGCCGCACATTCAGAGTCTTGGATCCGCCGGTTTGGTTGCTTGCTCTGGCCCCAGTCCCAGTGGCTGTGTCAGTAGCGTCAAAGACTTGATAAGCAGCAGAACCAACACCACCACCACCACGGGTGACGGTTGCCACACTATACTCACGATTGTTGTGCATAGCGGAAGTGTTTACAGTCCAGACACCATATGCATTGAACCCACCTTGGGTTTTGTTGATTACAGCACCAATGCCAGCAATAGAAGTGGCCACTGTCAAATCTGGCCAGACTGAGGCTCCAAAAACAACCTGTTGATGGAAGTCATCAACACTGTTGTCAAGTTGGGATCTGATCGACATGGTCAGCAGATCTCCAGTCTTGACGTTGTTTGCATCAATGAGAAGATCTTTGTACCATCTTGGTGCTCGGTGGTCTGCACCGTTGTCCCAACGATAGTCAGAGCCGGTGGCGCTTGCTCCCCACTGGATGAGGTTGTACCCTCCAGAGTGGCTCACGCCATTGGTGCCAAAGTTGGTGTCCAACTTGCTATCTGGATCCAACAAAGTCCAGCCGCTTGTGAGGTCAACAGTCTCCCAAGCGAGATCATAGTTTGATGAACCACCACCACCACCACCACTGATGATGGTTGGTGAGCCAAAAGTTCCAATGCCTCCAGAAAATCTAAAACTCATGTCACCCCCAAGTGATGTACTGGAGGTTTGGAGTGCCAGTGGTGCTGGCAAAATAGATCTTGAAAAGACCGGTGTATCCTTCCGTCCGTTGCCAGATGGTCAACCATGTCTGCTTTGGCAAGGCCACCGGGTTGGCACTTCCACCAAGGCTCAGAGTGCCATTGTTGGTGGCATCATCCAGATACACCGTGACTGCTCTCACGGTGTCATCCAGTTGGAGGAAGTTGTTGGCCATGGTGGTGCTGATGGCAATGGAGCCAGAGCGGCTAAAAGTTGGAGATGCGGTTGCCATGTGGAGATCCTTTGGTCAGTGACCGGCTGGCCGGCCTGTTTTCATCTTTTTGAGTGCTTGACTCACCAGAGAGTGGACAAAGTGTAGCCTTGGCATCAAGAGCAGCCATGGCCTCCACTCGGCTGGCAACTCAGAATCTGATCGGCGCCGGCTTCCAGGGATTGGCTCCCAGCCTCCAGCCGGTGTTACCACTGGCCGCTCACGCTTCCAGACTGATGCCGCTTGGTCATTGGCCACCATACTTGCCTCCCTTCCTCTCGGTCATCTCAATGGCTCGAGTGAGTTTGGTCTCAAGATCGGTCAACGGTTGCAACAACCTCTCCAGTTGGTTGGCTTGGCTGGCCTCTCTGAATCGGGTTGAGGTCTCATCCCTCAAGGCTCTGACTTCCTCTCTGGCCGTCTCAGCCGTCTGAATGGCTCTGGTCACCAAAAGCTGCATTTGCTGCAGATCATTTCTTATGGAGGCCTGACCATCATTGTATTCGTGGATCTTCTCACGCAAGATCCGATCCGCATTATCCCTTGCAATGGCTGCTTTGGTCTTGACTGACAAATCATCACGGCCAGCCTTGGAGTTGGTCTGCCTTTGCAGATACCATCCACCACCACCAAGAGTGGTGAGCAGTGCGGCCAGCAAGGCACCAAGGGTGTTGGGATCCATCTGCATTTTGCTTTGTGCCATGGCAGTGGATGGCATTGCCAAGAGAATCAGCATTGCCATCAGGGTGAGCATCAGATCCCCTCATCCATACCCCAGCCGCCATCTCCACTGGAGACCTCGAGCACACTGGGACGGCTGGGAACATCTTGAACACTGGCCACACTGGCCACCATCGGCCGGCGTGCAATCTCCACACGTTGCGCAACACCACCGGCCATGACCCGTCTCACATCTCCAATGGTCATCCCATCGGTCTCCATGCGTCGGCTGGCCGCTCTGATGAACATGTGGAGCAACCGATCAATCAAGAGGCCATCCACAGCCTCAAGGATCTGGCCAGCAATGCCGGGAATGATCTTCTCAAAATCAACTGCTGTGTCAGCCTTTTCGACAAAAAGCGGTATTGAGTCAACATATTTGTCACGCAGTTCCTCAAACACCAACTCATCATCAAAGCCAAGGTCAAGCAACTCCATGGCCTCAGCAATGATGGTTTGACGGTTGCTCTTGATGTTGGCTCTGATCTCTCCAAGCCTGCTCTTGATCCGCTCAATCAACTGACCCATCTCCCCTCCAGTCATGTCATGTCCAAGAAAAAGGCTCTCTTGGCCTTGGCCAACAATGTGGCTCTGGACTTGAGGCCATTGGTTCCACCATTGATCTTTCTGGTGACGGCCTCAAGGTCATCCCTGTCAGCATCACCATTGATGTTTCGATCCAGCCAATAATGAGCGGCCACTTGGTAGGCTACCCATGGAAGTGCAGCCAGGTCAGGTTGAGCCTCCAGACCAAGACCCAAATACTCACCCAGTTGCCGATAGTTGGATCGGCCAGTCAGTTGGATGACACCGCGGCCTTTGTATCTGACTCCATCACCCGACTGAGTGTTGCCCAGATCCTTTCTCCCCTCATATGCCTCACCAGAGGCATACTCAACCAATGTGGCAAAGCCGGCTGACTCATGGGCTATCTGGGCAATAAAGTGAGCCTTCCTCAGTGGTGTGGCCGCTATCTCAATGAGAGCCGCTTGGAGCAATGGCAGATGAGCGGAGGGGAACCTTGGGGCAATCTCATGCATGTCATCCAGCCTCAGCCACTCAATGCCTTGGATGACTCTGGCCAGCCTACGATCAAGGTCAGCAAGCAGCACTCCAGATGGCTGGCCACTTTGTCTGAGGCCAGCCGCTTTCTCTGCCTCTCTGATGGCTGACCGAGTGCGGCCACCAAAGATGCCATCAAGCCTCCCAGGATCGTAGCCCATGCGGGCCAGAGTGTGTTGAGTCCTGAGGATCACTGATCCTCCAGAGTGGCCAGGACTACTCTCCAGAGCATTGGTGAGCCATCTGCATGATTGCGCCCACTATATGCAGAGATGGCCTCCACATATATGGCGCCACTGATCCCCTCAGCCACCAAGTCTGGGAAGTCTTCAGCCACTGCATTGGCTCTCAGCCGGTCAGTCAGTGGCGCACGGCTACGCCATCCATGGAAGCTGGCCGGGATCTTCCTCACAATGAATGTCTGAAGCTTGGGCATGTCTGATGTATACCGCATTTTCTGTTGACGCGTCCAACCCAATGAGGTCGAACCCATGCCAAGATGATGGCTGGCCAAATATATGCACAAAACTGCACGGTGTTGGTTGCGCAACATATGCAGATTGATACATACTGAATGT